ACATAAATATGGTGTTGATAATGTTTTTCAATTAGAAGAAATAAAAGAAAAATCTAAAAAAACATTAATTAATAAATATGGTGTTGATCATCCAATGCATTCAGGAGAAATAAAACAAAAGTTAATTAGTACTAATTTAGAAAAATATGGATATGATTATGGATTGTCATCACCTGATATTAAAAAAAAGAAAGATAATACTAATTTACAAAAATATGGAAATATAACACCTCTTTTAAATGACAATATTAAAGATAAAATTAAGAAAACATTAACTGATAAGTATGGTGTTGAACATCCTATGTATTCGGAAGAAATAAAACAAAAATTAATTAATACAAATTTAGAAAAATATGGAGTTGAAAATGTTTTTCAGAATGAATTTATAAAAGAAAAAATAATAAAAACTAATTTAAAAAAATATGGATTTAAACATCCACAACAAAACAATATTATTAGAAATAATACAATTAATACAAATTTAGAAAAATATGGATCACATGTACCATCATGTAATTTACATATATCTAATAAAATTAAAAATAATATATTATCAACTTTATTTATTAAAAATAAAAAATTATATAAAGAAAAATATAATATAGATTTATTAAATTATTATGATAAAAAATATTTAGTTAAATGTCCATTGTGTAACAATGAATATATAATTAATTACGTTCTTCTTAACCAAAGATTACATTCAAATACCATACCGTGTATAATTTGTAACCCTATTGGGTTACATACATCAGGATTAGAAATTAAATTGTTAAATTTTATTAAAGAAAATTATAATGGTGATATTATAGAAAATGATAGAAAAATAATAAACCCGTATGAATTAGATATTTATTTACCTGACTTAAAATTAGCATTTGAATTTAATGGTGTATATTGGCATAACGAGTTATATTGTGATAATAATTATCATAAAATGAAAACCGATTTATGTACAAGAAATGGAATTCAGTTAATACATATTTATGAAGACGATTGGGTTTATAAACAAGAAATAATCAAATCAATGATATTGAATAAATTAAATAGAATATCTAATAAAATATTTGCAAGAAAATGTAAAATTAAAGAAGTAAATAATAACGAATTGATTAAAAAGTTTTTAGATGAAAACCATATTCAAGGTTTTGTTGGTTCAAAACATAAAATAGGTTTATTTTATAATGATGAACTAGTTAGTTTAATGACATTTGGTAAATTGAGGAAATCTATGAATAATATATCTAAAAATGATGAATATGAGATGTTAAGATTTTGTAATAAACTCAACACCATTGTCATTGGAGGTGGATCTAAACTATTTAATTATTTTATTAAAAATTATAATCCTAAGAAAATTATATCATACGCAGATAGAAGTTATAGTAATGGTGATTTATATAAAAAACTTAAATTTAAATTACGACATATAACAAAACCTAACTACTATTATGTAGTTAATGGTATTAAAAAATATAGATTTGGATTTAGAAAAGACATTTTAATTAAAGAAGGATTTGATCCAACCAAATCAGAACATGATATAATGTTAGATAGAAAAATATATCGAATATATAATTCTGGAAATTTAAAATTTGAATATAATTATGAATAATGAAATATATACATATAAAGATTCATTAAATAATATTTATAATTTATATATTACAAATTATATAGCAATAACAATAAATGGATTAATTGTATTTGTGAGTTATCAAGGAAGAGATAGAGTACTACAAATATTTAAATCTGAATATTATAATTATGGGGATGATTTAAATAATGTTTCTAATATATTAATAGAAAATAGTACAATAATATTTAATCATGAATCTTTAAGATATGAAATAGTATTAGACAATGATGATTATCATAATTTAAAAAATTGGATAATTGATTGTTTAACACCAATTGATATTAAAAGAAATTATAAATTAAATAATATAATTTCTAAACTTTTAAAGAAACTACATATATAAACAGAAAAATAATAATGTATTATGTATAATTACAAATTTACATCACCAGTCAAAGTATTATATCAGGTAGATGATACAAAATTTGACATAGAATCAATAAAAGATATTAAAAAATTAGAAAAAGAATATGATATAGATTTAAATTTTATTATTGATGAATATGAATATAGATTAGATGTTAATAGCGATAATGAAGAAGAGTATGATGATTATATATCTATGTCGAAAAGTGAAATATTTAATGATATTGTAGATGAGTTTTGGAATGATATTATAAATGAATTAAATAATGAATACACACTTAATGATATTGATGAAAAATTAATAACCAAAATATTTGAAATTGTATCATCTGATTTTAATAACTATAATGAATCTAAAAAATTAAATATTAATAAGGATATTAAAATTAAAATGACTGATTTTAATATCGATGAAAGTCTATTTATTATTGATGTTATATCTGATGAAGAATTAACAGATGATGAAATTGAACATGTTAGAAAATTTATAGATAATGAATGTTCTGATGATTGGGGTGAAGAATTTGAAAAAAATGACTTATCTGATCAAATTGATGAAAAAAATAGATATGTTTATATAAAAACATGGGAATTCGGAAATGAAGTAAAATTCGTTAAATAATATTAAAAGTTAAATAATATTAAAAGGGGAATTATTTTTTAACCCCTTTTTAATTATATTCTTAATTTTAAAATATCTTTCTATACTACTCCAATGTTCTTTATACATAATACATTCTGGAAAATCACATAAAAATGAATCTATATGAGAACAACCAACCGATTTATATAATGTGCAATTTTTTACTGGATCATTTTTATAGAAGTTTATTGCTTCTTTAATTATTCTCGTTATTTCCATTATACTGTTATTTCTGTACTAATTAATAAATTAGAATTATCTGATTTAATCATTAAAAACCTATCAAATACATATATTTTAGATATATCATCCACATTTATTATTTTTAAATATTTCTTTGGAAATGATAAAGTTTTTATAATATCCTTATCTATATCACCCAATATTAAATCCCAACTGCTTTCTCCTATTGATATTAAATACTTACCATCCTTTTCAAATGTATTCAAATAAAAAACATCAGATTCCTTATTTGTAAGTGATAATTTTTTAATATTATTAAAGTCATCTATTTTTAGTTCAAAACTAAATTCTGAATTATCTATATTTGTTAGTTTATTAATATGATTAATAGTGATATTTGTATTAAATGACATTGGATCACTGCCATAAAAATTTAATTTTAATTTACTATCAACTTTAAAAAATAGTCTATCTGAAAAATATTTATCACCAATTTGATCATAGTATAATTTACCAGTTATATCTTTATTCATATCAACCATTATTTGTAGATTTCTATAAATACTTTTAATATCTTTTGCTATAAAATCTACACTTACATCCAATTCATCAACATTAATATCAATTATATCTTTTATACTAAATGTATAACTTTTAAAAGCATTTATACCATTACCTTCACCAACCATAGAATATATTAAAAGATTATTCTTATCAAATTTAAATAATGATTTATCATGTATAACACTTAAATCTTTAAGTATGTTTATAATTTTTAATAGATTTTCGCTGGTTATTTTAAATGGGATTTCTAATGTTTTTGCCATATTATTTTTATGTTTTTATATTTTATATTAAAAAAATATTTTTGTTTTAAATATAAAAAGGAATAAATTAAATAATTTATTCCTTTTTGAGCAAAGACACCGGAATCGAACCGAACCCTATTTACTGGAAGTAAATCATGCTACCACTACACTATTCTTGCATTTGTACAAATATTTATTATATATTAATTAAAAAGTTTAATTTTTATTTATGTTTATATTAAAATCTATTTTTACTAGGAAATTTAGACAATGTATTATCTGGTGTAAATCTCTTATTAAAATTTCTATTATATGGTGTTTTATATGGATTATTATAGACTTTTTTATATCCTCCTACCACTGATGTCAAATCAGGAGAATCATCCGCATATTCGTCTATAAATGTATTTATATCATTTGTAATATCTATAGAATTATTTTCCATAAAATCATCTACCATATCTCTATAACTAACAGTTGAAAATATAGTTGACATCACAATAGTTGACATAATAGCATCATCATGACCAGACTCACTTCTGAATGTTATATCACCTGATGCTAAATCATGTCTAGTAAATGTACTTATTTCATTTATTGTATATTGATCATGTATGATAATATTTCCTTTTTTGGTATTTATCTGATAATCTTTTATTAATATTTTTTTATTTTGTGTTATTTTGATACCTAATTTAGTATTTTTATCTTCAATTCTATGTTTATATCTTAAGAAAACATGATTTGAATAATTATTATTATCATTAAACACGTGTGGTATGTGTGCTAAAAGTTCATCACCATATGTATTTCTTTCTAATGCAATTTTAACTTTGTTTTCATCAAATAATTCAAATACTATCATATATAAGATATCAGATATTTCTTTTACTGAATAAATATTAGATTTAAATATTCCAATTTGTTCTAATTTAAAATAGTCATATTTATCTGTAAATTTTTTCTTATGTATATCTATTTCTTCTTTAGTTTTTGGCAATAATCTAAATATATTTATTATACTATAATCATTTCCTAAGCCTTCTCCTAAATCTATGGATATACCAATATGATAATTTTTACATTCATCTAAATTAAATAAATTTTTATCCTTTACAAATTGTAATCCATTATATGGTATTTTTAATCTTTTGTTAAACTTATCTATATCAACATATTCAAATTTTAATCTATCTTCTATTATTTTTTCAATTGTAATATTATCAAATAACATCTTATTACCTGTAATAAAGTGTAGATCAAATTCTTGTTTAAATGCATCTTCACCACCAATTAATTTTGTTTGTTGTTCTTGCCAGTTGGTAATGATTCCTAATTCAGCTAATGGTAAATCATTCATTCTCAACATTCTTATAAATTCTATATTTGTTTCTTCATTCTTTTTATCATGTTCAATAAATATCCCATCCATACCATTTTCTTTTTCTGAATATATATCATAACCTTTATTTATTAAAAATTTTTTAATATCATCTTTTCTAATTTTAAATTTTCTTAATTTTTTATCATTAAAAAATATTTTTGTATTTCTTCTAGATTTCATTTGCCACCAATATATTCTTAATGATCTATATCCATTCCAGTTTGGATCATCTTCTGGTAATTCTGATTCTGTTAATAATTTATGAAACAAGTTTAAACCTTTTGGGGTTGATGTTATTATTATTTTTGAATTATTTACAGATGATACTACTGGAACAACTGCTGTATAATATGGTTCTACAATATTATTAGGTATATGTGCAAATTCATCTAAATAAAGTAGATCAATCGTAAAACCGATTGCTGGTTCTTTTGTTCTTTTATCTGTTTTTATTCTACACCCATTATCAAATGTTATACTAGATTGGTTCCAGTTAACAATTCCAACCTTTAAAAAGAAAGGTAATAATTTGTATATACTCTTGATTTTTTCTATGATTTCAACAACTGTTGCTCCTTTATTAGCAACAATCATAACCCCTTTATCTTTATTAAATAGACAAAAATGGAGAATTAAAATGGCAGCACTTATCGTGTTGTGTGACAATATATTATTGGAATAATAACTTCGTTCATTGGTATCCACAGTAATATCAACCATACTAACTTTAGATTTTAAATTTGTTATTCGTTT